TTTCCTCTTGTGCTTCACTCCAGCGACAATCTATCTCTACCGGCTCATCATAAGTGGGTTTTCCAAAGTCATTTGGAGCACCGGGGGCCCAATACACTACCGTCTGTTTCATAGCCCGTTTGGCAACTGAGATGTTGTCAGTAGCGGCAACAGAACCTCCTCCTGACACAGTGATTTGAACAATATCAGAAACTATGGACTGGTCTTTCTTTTCAGATAAAACATAACCAAACCACTTTCCATTGTCTATATCAATGTTCATCTTGTTATCACTGTCCCATTCAGAACCATAGGATACAAAGGTATCTCCGGACTGCCCCAAATACAAAGTGTGATTTGCCCCATCATATTCCCCGGACAATTCAGCTTCTAATCCCGTCCCATCACCTTTGTCAGTAAGGACAAGTGTAGGTTTAGAAGGAGTAGTAACTGGGTCCGGCGTCTGCCAACCCGCCCAAAACTCACCTGTCTCTTTTCTCATGTTTCCATAAGCATCTCGTAAGACAAACGGATGCCCGGAGAACTTTGCTTTAGTAGTATCCTTTACAGTGGCCTTGATTTTCCAGTCCGCATCGAAATCGTTAATATCAAGACCGTTGGTGCAACCAGCGCCAACGGCAGAAGCATCGCCAGAAGCACAATTAACATAGTAACCCAAATTATGTGGAGCCAGAAAATCACCCCCAACATTTCCGACAGCGACACAGCCGAAACAGACATTTCGATAATTTTCTAAAGCACTCCAACCCAAACCGCCATTGTTAAAAGCGCCACAATGTAAAAACCGTCCGACGTTATACTCCGAATGAAAGCCGTGCGAACCAGCACCAACTACTGTTACATTATGGCACTGTACCAGGCTGCGATTCTTTACGCCAATAGCATTTACGCCAGGCGAAGCTTTGATGTAGCAGTTACACAAGTAACCTACCGGGTCCCCAAAATATATCGCTTGCGTTGCGTTTGCTCCCGTGAAGCCGGAATGATCGATAACAAACCCATCCACTGTCCATGAATACCCGAAGAGTATGTTCAGCGGTGGAGTAGCCGTCGAGTTTTTGATTGTCAGTGTCAGATAACCATCAGCGTTCCAGAGATAGATTCCAGCTTTGGAATTTCCATTAACAATTTCTGTATATGTCATCGCTGTCGTAGCATAGCACCATATCTGGTCACCGCTCGACGCCGCCGTCACCGCCGCGGAAATTGTAGCGTAGGTCTTCCCGGTGCCGACAGTCAGAATGGCGTTCTGGTGTGTATCAAGTAGTTTCTGCGTTTCCTGTTTAATAGCCGTAGAGGTAGCAACCAAACACGCCTTCATAGTGCCATTGTCAATGTCGTAGATATTGTCTTTCAGCAAGAGCGTTGGAGTGAAAATACTTGAGTCGATACGCCAGTTTTCCTCTTGTATGGTATCCTCTGAATACATCAGCCGGAGTGAATACTTGCCGGGAATAAGTTCCTTCCACACTTCTTGAAAACTCACATCGACGGGTTTCCCATCCAACATCTTGTAATGTGGAACCTGTTTATTCCAGCCTCTTGTTTCAATGCCGTCGTGTACCTTGACCCGAATCATTTCAACTGAAACGGTGTCTATCTCACCTATGACTTCGGTTGGAATATCATAAACATACTGCTCCCGCATGACCTGTTTCCACGACTGAAAGACAGGCAAATCTTCTTCAGCGCATTTGCACCGGACAATCCTGAAAATTTTCGGGTCAAGTTCACCCGGCCCCCACTCTTGCCCGGTCTCTTTGTGAATGCAGTAATGTCCATTAGGATGTTCTGCCTCCAGCTGGCGAATGTCAAAAACAATGTCCCATGACTTCACCACCGGAGCTGGGGGCTTGATTGGAAGCGGGTCTTGCAAAATTGCCTTAGCCATCACAATACTCCACATCCGTGCAAAACTTCCAACACCAAAGCCATTACTCCAAGCAATCCAACAAGGCTGAGAACGAACTTCTTGACAAATGAGGCATCTGCAATTGCATTCTCAGCTTTGACCTCTACCATTACAAGTTTCGCTGTGACAGCACGTACCTCGGCCTTAAGTTCCTTGTGCCCATAGAGCAACTTCCCGAAGAAGTAATCATCCTTCTTCACGCCCGGAGGAACCACATAAATCTCGTCCGGCTCATCACCGGGGCCATAGAGAGTTATGGTTTCCGCAACCTGTGCTTGTTGCGTATCACATTTCCTCGATGTGTTCTCAGGCATGTTGTCTCTCAATTTCTTTTTCTTCTTCAACAGATTTGTATTGCTCTTTTATCTTTTCCCACTCCTCCGGGCTGTGTTCACGGGCCATCAACTCATGAGGAATCATATAGATAATACCTGTTTCCATATCCCTAACAGGCACCAATCCTTCCTTGTCCGGTTTTCCAAACATTCTTTCTCCTCTTCAATTATCCTCATCTTCCTCCTCTGTGTCATAATCTGTGCCCAACCAGCCTATGTGAATAGAAAATGACTTACCTTCCTCAATCCTCTTACTCAAAGCGGCAAGGTTCCCAGCTGTGTCCAATGTCATAGCCATCTGACCTTGTTTGGTCTGTTGAAGGTTCAACCCAATCTGATACTGATAGTTAACCCCCACATCTCCGGCTCTCTCAGAAGCCATTGCTTGGTCCCTAATCAAATAAAAATGTGCCGCCAACCACGCTTCCACCATGGCCAGCCGGGTAGCAGTGTAATCGGAATCGACACAACATTCTGTTACCAATTCCTCTGCCGCCGCAATGAAAGGAGTAAGAGAGATTGAATCATCAACCTCCACCAAGGCCTGAACATCAGCATCTACTATTCTGTATGCCGTGTTATTTCTCCTCTGTTCTCACTTTATCACGCAATGCCTTCAAGTCTGCACGGTTCAGGATTGCTGCATTAGCAAGTTCACCCACAAATGCCGCTTCCTTCTGAGGAGCAGGCACAAGGTCTGCAACCTTGCTTGTAATGGTAAATGCTTCTTTTAGTTTGCCCCCAATTGATAACGCAGTCTTGAGTTTGCTATTGGTTGGGAAGTATCCGGTAGCCGCCGCTACAAGGGCTAGAACAATCTCAAAACCTATTCTCAATGCATTCTTCATATTTTGAGCCCGGAGTTCTTCAAGCTGTAACTTCCGCTGTTCATCTTTAACCTGGTTGCGTATGAGCATAGTTATCGACGCAACACCCTCCACAACCCGTGTCCTACCATCAATCATACTCTGAATAACACTCGTACAGGCAGGAGCATACTGCTCAAGGTTCTTCTTCAACACTGCCAATTCAGCATTATCAGCACGATTGAGGAAACATCCTGTACTTGTTACCACCAAAACAGCAATTGCCATAACAACCAGAAACCACCTTTTCATACAGCTACCTTCCTTTCAGAAAAGTGTGCCTTCAAACTCTCCTTTGGAAAGCATTCCAACACACTAGTTCCATCCTCCAAATTGATAACATGTTTATTCTGAAACAACCGTGGTAAGTCTTTTGCCACCCACTTCATCCCCCTCAGAAATCTGGAATAAACACTGGGCTTAGATGGATGGACATAAGCATTGTGGAAATTCGCCATTCCCTTGGTGTCTACCTGCATATCAAATCCCAACAAGTAGATAGTGTCAGCCCCTAACAAAAGTGCCAGGTTGATGGCAGAAGCACCAGTATTTCCATTCCACCCTAACCCATCCGTAGCCAGCCCCATATTCTTCTTCTGCATACAGTGAAGCCATTCTGGGACAGGCTCATTCCTTCTCTGGGCTGAGTTAGTAACTACCTTCCCTCCAGCTTCCACATAATGCAAAAGACCAGCTTGGTGTTGGGTTAGAAACTTGATGTCACCGAATATGGTGAGGGGGACAATTTCTACTCCCAGATAGAAAGCGGCATTACATCCCAGAACATTCCTGCCCCGAAGAGTCTCAAACGAGAAACTCTTCAGGGAGGGACCACCACCTATGATATAACAGGACTGGCCTCTCCAGATTGGTGTAGGAACCCATCTGGTTCTGCCCATGTCATTACTCTAATCTTTGAGGTACTTGTCCACAAATGCTTCAACCTGCCCTCTCTTCAAAGGCTGAAGATTGAGTGCTACATCCGGCTCATCCACTTCCACAACAAAGAATTCCCCACCTGTGGAGAACACCATAAAATTTTCTTCACTGGCATGGGGGAACCTCTTGGTGACATCTCTTCCCAACTTTGATTCAACCAGTACTTCCTTGGAAGCCTTGACTTTCTTGGAAGTCGGGGCAGTGGATTGAGGAGGAAGAACCGGAGCCTTCTGCTCCACTGTGGGCAACTCCGGGGCCCCACTTACATTCACCTTCTCAAACTTTTCGGGGAACATCTTCACAAGGTCATTCTCTGATTCAATGACCTTACCATCTGAGGCTATGTACGTCACTACTTTCCCAGAAGGTCCGCTTTCTGAATGACTTCCTGTCTTGGGCAACAGCTTAAAATACATTTTCATCTAGTTCCCTCCCAAAATGATTTGTCCAGCCTTTTCCTTCAACCAGAAGGGTCAAAGGGTCTGAGAATTATATCCGAGCGTCGATTCCTGTCACACTACAGCTATATCAGTTACGCCGCAGTCCCGTGGACGATGCCTGTGTTACCGTTCTGGTCAGCCCGGAGTTGTGGAACGAGGATAGCCATCACCTTAAAGTTCAGTTGCATCCCACCTTTGGATTCCCACTGAACCGTGGTGATGTCCATGCCCACAACCTCCCGGACAACATCCGAGGTCATCTGGACCAGAAGCATAATGTATGAACTGGTGGACAAATAGTCCAGAGTGCGGACATCCTGAATCCCGTCGATGGCCTTGAGCCGGTCACGCAGAGTGTTGTCCCCCTTGCTGGAGGAATAGTCTGCGTCTAGATAGGTGTCCCACGGGCTGGAGCAGTACAGCATGTAAGGCCCGTAGTGATAGGCCTGCTGAGCCTGAAGCCTCATGGCCAACACTTCTGTGACCGCAGTTGCCGCTGTCCACCCACTTGTAGTGGGCAGGGTCATGGCTTTGGTGAGACGGCTACCAAAATTAGTATAGCCGTAGATGGAGCCTCCGCCAAAGGAGTATGATCCATAAGTGCCGAGAAGGAGTTTCTCAGCTACCTCCGCCACCTTGCGTCCGGCCAACTCAGCCGTGGTGGTATCGAGTGGGCTTCCACCATTCCGGGAAGCCATCACCTGCCGTGCACTGAACTGAAAATCCTTGTGGATTATCGGCAGGGGCAGACTGCCCAGTTCAAACTCTGGACGGTCCGCCTTTGATTCCCGGAGGCCATCCATGCTCACAATGGCATCAGAAATGTCACTCTGAGTTTCACTTTCCAGAACGGTCTTGGACATACCGTTTGGAATGTTGAAAGTCAGCCCGGCTCCCCGAAGGTCTGCCACGGCCTTGAGCCGGGGCTTTGCCGCCTTGACTACTGCTGAGTCAAGAATGATCCAATCGTCCTTTCGCAGGGTTGCTGTGGCATTGATAAGCGGAACGGCTTGTGGCTTGCCGTTTATTATCACCGTCTTGTAAGATTGCCCATCCCGCCCAATCCATGGACGCAGAACGTTTGGGTCCATGTTGGCCGCCATAAGGGCACTGGCCACATCACCGCTGGCCTGACCGTTCAGTATGAAGTCCATTTCTAACCCTCCTATTCTCTTCAAGTAAGCCACAGTTAGAGAATCATAACGTGGAGAAGTGCATCCACTTCCCCTGACCCACTAAGGTTAAGGGCTTCTCTGGCTATGGCGATATGGTCTTTGATGGTAACACCGGAACTCTCAGAACCTTCCTTTATCAGTGTGCCATCTCCTGCGGAGATGAGGATGTCACCGATGGCCACATCTTCCCCTGCCTTGAGAAGTATTTGGCACTCATTCCCCGAATGCTCCACGTCTATCCTAACGGGGTTCCCATCAGCATAGTCATCCGTCAGCGTGTGGCCCTGAAGGGCATCCACTTCCGCTACCATCCTTGCGGCAACACCGCCCTCCGTAGCATGGGCAACCAATTCCCCGCTGGAGTCTTCCGCTACCAGCATGCCCGGAGTAATGGCCATTGCCCCACACTCGATTTCCTCATGGCGGAAATCACCCTTGAGGTGAACCTGATTTTCAGTACCCATTTTGTCCTCCTTCTTTATTAGGATTATATCCGAGCGTCGATTCCTGTCACACTACAGCTTTCTTTTCCGGTTCAAAATTGAGCACCGGAGCCGTCAGAGGCTCTTCAGCCTTGTCCTCATTCCCCACTACCTCTCCCATACCGGCAAAGTTAGGAAGGGGGTTGGAAGGCCGGGGTTCCTCAGCCAGAAGAACCAAAGACTTGAGTTCTTTCAAACTCTTGCTCTGGAGTTCCTCCTTGGAGAAAGTATTACGCTTGTTGGCCGTAATACGAACAACCAGCTTTTCCTTCTCCTCCTGATGGGTGGCTACGCTGGTAAGGAGCACATCCCGGATACCTACCGGGGCATTTTGGATATACTCGTCCACCGACACATCCTTCTTTGCGGGAGGAGTGGGTTCCTGCTTGTTTTCCGCTGGAACGGCATTGGCCACCGGAACCGGAGCAGGAGCTACTACTGGAGCCTTTACTTTCAGCTTGGGCTCGTCCTGCATCTTTTGCATGTCAACCATCCAAGCCAACTTTTCCTCAGACATAACCATCAGTGCTTCCCTGTCCTCTTCAGTCCATGGGGACTTCTCGTTGGCAATGAGACCATTGATAATAACTTCCCTGTTCATTTCAAATCCTCCTTTTGTCTTAAAGTTTTTCAGAAATTGCGGTTTTCCGTCCGCCTTTTTTGCAACATTCCTTAGAAGTCCCGCACCAGCAGATACTGAGCAAGCCCCCACCAAATCCGGGAGGATAGCCAAATGGTCAGGCCGGTAGTTACGAGCAATGGCAGAATATGTCTTACCATTCCATTCACCTTCAACATTTTCATTGTCGGTGAAAAGTCCAGTACTAACCTCCATCACCTCTCCCTCTTGAATGGCATTCAGAACCCGGTCATCTACTTCTTTAACTTTAGCCTCGTCAATCCAACACTCAGTTTTGAGCTTGTTGTCAGCCCATTGAGTATTCATCAACACACCAATTTTCTGCTTGTCAAAAATCACCGGGTCACAGGCAGATTTGGCCACACCGTTTATCTGTGGGTGGTATACTACCACAGGCTTGGCATTCCAAACTTCTGGGGTCTTGGACAACTCCATTGAAGGGTAGTACAAAGCTCCCATCGAGCCTTCATGAACTCCTTCTATCATCATCACACAGGGAACAACCAGATAGTCCCGGCCTTCCATTGAGTCATGCCGGACTTTAGCTTTTTCGGCTTTGAGGTTGACCAGCATCCGGGTGAATGCATTATTGGATTGGGATTTCCCGGAAGCAGGTTCAAAGAGAATAGGACTGTACTTATGCTTCCTGAGCCAAGCCTTAGCCTGTTCCACTGTGAAACTACCCTTGGCAAAACGTATGGCTTGGATTGAAGTATCACCATTGGCCTTAATTCCCCAAATGACATCAATACTTTTTCCAAACTTGCCATTCTCCCTGCGGAACTTGACAAACCCATCCGGGGAAGCTATTCTAGCGGCATGTTCATTAGGGTAAGGCACTAGTGTTCAACTCCTCATCTTCCATCCTCAAAAGGTAAAAAGCTACATCTTGAAAGAATACTAACCCTAATAAATGCCTAAGTAAAGAAGAAAATTAAGAATCTTCAAGAATTTTTTTCAACCCTATTTTTGAGAGGGTTACTTTTTCGCTCTGTGTCTCCAGTATTCAATGGTGTCCCTCAATCCATCTTCCAACCCCACTTTGGGTTCCCAACCCAAACATGTCCATGCTCTTTCAATATTCAAACAACGCCGGGGCTGACCATCTGGCGTAGTCCTATCAAAGACCAATTCCCCTTTGTAGCCCATCAACTGACAAATCTTCCCCACCAAATCCAAAATAGATATTTCCTTTCCTGAACCCAAGTTGATAGGCTCCAGCCCATTGTATTCTTCTAAAGCCAGACAAATCCCTTCCGCTGCATCATCCACATAGAGGAAATCCCTTGTAGCTCCCCCAGTGCCCCACAGAGACACTTTTGTTTCTCCTTTCCCCATAGCATCCTGTATCTTGCGAATGATGGCCGGAATAACATGAGAAGATTCGGGGTCAAAATTGTCCCCGGGTCCGTAGAGATTGGTTGGAATGACAAAGATTGCATTGAACCCATACTGGACTCTGTAAGCTTGAGCCTGAACCATCATCATCTTCTTTGCCAATCCGTAAGGAGCATTAGTCGGCTCCGGGTAGCCATTCCAAATATCCTCCTCCTTGAAAGGCACCGGAGTATTCACCGGGTAGCTACAGACTGTTCCCAGTGCTACAAACTTCTTGACCCCGCACTGCCAAGCTGTGTGCATAAGTTGTGTATCCATGATAAGGTTCTTATAGAAAAACTCAGCAGGGTGCTTCTGATTAGCCCCTATCCCCCCGCACACTGCCGCTAGATGAACAACAGCATCCGGGAAATGGAGTATGAGATAACGTTCTACCTCCTCCGTATTCATCAATTCCAATTCCTTGTGAGAAGGATTTATCACATTGTATCCTGTTTCATCCAGCTTAGCACAAACGAACTTGCCAAGAAATCCATGACCACCAGTGACCATCACTTTCATTTTAGAGCCTCTCTTTCAGCTTGAATCATTATATCAAGCATCTTTTCAAAGGTAACACTGAGCTTCCAGCCCAACACCTCTTTAGCTTTTCGGGAGTTTCCACACAAACAATCTATATCCAATGGCCTTTTCAACCGGGAAACCACCTTCACATACTGGTGCCAATCCAAACCCAATGAATTGAAAGCATAACAACACAAGTCCTTCACCTGGTGTGTTTCACCCGTAGCTATGACAAAGTCATCCGGCTTGCTTTGAAGCATCATCCACATGGCTTCAACATAGTCCGGGGCATAACCCCAATCCCTCCTGGCAAGTAGATTTCCCAACTCCAATTCATTTTGAAGCCCAGCATCAATCCGGGCGACTGCCTTGCATATCTTCCTTGTCACAAAAGTTTCCCCCCTGCGGGGACTTTCATGATTGAAAAGTATTCCACAACTAACAGGAAGCCCATAGGCTTCTCGATACATCACACAAAGGTTGTGGGCCGCCAACTTAGCTATCCCATAAGGGGATACAGGGTGGAAGGGGGTATCCTCATCAATCTGAACATCCCCACCAGTGATAGATTCCACATTCCCATACATCTCTGAAGAGGAAGCCTGATACAATCGAGGAGGCTCTGATAAGTCCCTGATAGCTTCCAACAAGCGGAGGGTCCCCATCACAATCACATCAGTGGTATACTCAGCACAGTCAAAACTTACCTTGACATGGGACTGTGCCGCCAAATTGTAGATTTCATCCGGCTTGCTCAAGGCTATAACGTGTCGCAGAGAAGCTCCATCAGTCATATCCCCATGGTAAAGATGAAGCCTATCAAAGATGTGGTCAATCCGGGAAGTGTTGAATGTGGAAGCACGCCGGATAATGCCATGAACTTCATAGCCCTTACTCAAAAGCAATTCGGCTAAGTAGGAACCGTCTTGACCTGTAATGCCTGTGATAAGTGCCCGTTTCAATATTCACCCATCTCACCCCCATATGAAGAAAGGCTGGACAGACCACTTAGGTTTTATCATCTATCAACCCTCCCATACTCTTCAACTGTTCCCCAATCTCCTTGTACTGCTCTGCCATACGCTGGAGCACTTGTAACATATTCTCTCTGGGTGGCTTCCTCATAGCCAACAGCTTGGCCATGAAGCTAATCAACCGGCCTATGTAATCATACTGTTTGCATAGGATAAAGAAGCCCTGCAGTAACTGTCCCTTGGGAGTAAACTCAGGAACCGGAGCCGGAGGATTAGCTTGGTTTGGTATGTCCACCATTGGACTTCTCCCTCACCGGACCTTTCTCTACTATCCCATAGCAACCATTTACCCTGTCAAACCCTTTGGGGCACTTTCCCTTGGCTAGACACTTGTCCCATTCAGGGCATCTTACCTGATGAACATCATTCTCTCCCATGAAGTTACTCCTTCAAGTCTTTCAATGCTTTCTCCAACATCTTTTCAGCAGTATCCTCTGCAAATTGTTTTGCCCCATCAAGGTTATTTACCTCTCCGGGTAGTACAGCGCAGTTCACAGCGGCCTTCCAATTGCCATCCTTATCCTCAAAAACACTCAGGTCAAACCACCCGCCAACCCGGCAATGCC